GGAATAGACATCCAGTGAACCAGGGCGTCGAACACGCGGCCGGTTAACGTCATCTAAGGCATCAGCAGATAGGTAACCCGTCTCCGCCGTGGGCGCTGCCTCGACATTCTCTTCGTTGTAAGGGTTGTTCTTATCTAATCTACCACTGAGGGGCTTGGACAGGGCTGTAGGCTTGTTAAGAGGTTCATGCAGAGGATTATAGGGTAGAGCAGGTTCAAGGGCGTCAAACCTCTCCATTGCGTCTTGTAGTCGGATGTCTTCGACGCCCAGATGGGTACCGATGTTCAGAAGTGTGGGCCACCCCGCACGAATACCGCTTGCGCGCATCCAGTCATTCTTAAACTTCTTCTCTTCGGCGTCGTAGGTAGTACCCACACAGCGCGGGTCTTCCCATCTCGCAGCCCAAGATACCGCAGCGTGGATACTATCGGCTAGTTCGTCTTCCGATAGGTTATCGAGTTCTTTTAGAGCTTTCAAACAACCGACAACGCCATGCATAACCGTAACATACGTATCGCGGTCAATACGATGATCATGCGGCATCTCGTCAAGCAAGGTGATAAGCAGCTGGGCATTAGGCGGGGCTTGCTCATCGGCCGGTCTGATAATAGGCGAACCATCAGCACGGTTCAGGGATTTATGGCGTTCGGCCACAACACCTGTTTTTCTCGCTTCGGCCAAAATATCGGCTATAAGAACGTTCAGAGCTTCACGCGTAGGAAACAGGGGAATGCGGTCATCCATAATCGGCATGACCGGATGTTCGTCAGAACCCAGGATATTCCACGTGATAAGTTTCTTTGTTACCTGATGGTCACCGGCAATGACCACTTGCTGTCCACGGGCCAGAATTTCAATCTTACCGAGATTGCCGTGCTGCGAATGCGAAAGATGATAGACCTCTTTTGCGCCTGGATGGGAAGTCGTAGCGATTCGTACGATCACAGCGGCGCGGCCGGTACGCGTTTCGCGTACCCAGATCTGCTGTTTCAAAACGTTCTGCATACGGTCGATAAATCGGGTGCAGAGGCGCTGTGCGATGACAGATAGTGAATCACCTTCAGCGGTACCCGTGAGCAGATCGAAATCTACGCAAACGAACTGAAACTCGTTTACTGGCACACCGAGAATAAGGCCGCAGTTAGCCCCACGCTGGTCCGCATCTTGCCTGATTTTTTCGGAGACACCGTTCTGCCATTTACCAAGCCCTCGCCAGTAACCCGGTTCGTCATCCGGCAGGGCAGGGGCTTTCCCTAGGCCGCCCGGTTCGATACCTTGGGCTGTGGGAGGACAAACAGGAATGAGCAAAGAGGCTGGAAAACCAGCCTCTTTCGCTTTACTTATGAAACCCATAGTATAGTCCTTATGCGAACAATCTACTTACAATAAAACCAAGTAAAAGTCAAGTTCGCTGTTAATCTTCTTTGATATAGCGCACAGAGCAGGAGGCGTCTACGGCAATTGGTAATCCAGGCGCCCATTCTATAGGCTTACCCATGATTTCACCTATAGCTCGCTTAGCATCTTCTGCTGTGAAACGGTCCATAGGTACCTCGCACACATGTTCGTCATGCACTGTGAGCACGGGATTAAACCCTGCGTCATCTAGGCGAACAAGAGCTTCCATGGCTCCATCTCTCGCCATAGCCTGAACCGCATTTTGTAGGAAAAATCCGCCGTACCCACGGGTTTTCCAGAACTGTTTAGAGACAGGATCGATAAACTTGAACGTAACTTGCGCTTTTTCTTTACCCCAAGGGGTTTGAACATATTCAAGTTCCGGATACCAATAGGTAAGATAACCCCCTGACGGGAGGTAGAGACGCATACGGTCGGAGAATTTCTTATAGTAAACGCGCGGTTTTATGACATGGTTCCCGATCATAGGGATACCGGTAGCTGGATTAGTCAGCCGTTCGTCACCATCCCGCGTACATACCCAATGTTCTTCCCCTTCGGCGCCCTTAAGGCATTCCAGAGCCGCGCGGTTAAAACAGTACCAGCCCACAGACTTAGCGTGATTGGCAGCGCGATACGCTACAACAATTTCTTTCTGCTGTTCTTCTGAAATATTTACACCGTAAAGTCTGGCAAATGCACCGAATGCTTTAGGGCCTCCGCCAAAACCGCAGGCCAGACAAGGAACTTTTCCGTAGACTTGTCTAAGTTCCTTTGTTATTTCGTCATAGGAAACTTCTCTACCCCAAAGAACGGCCAGAACATTTTTAGCTACAACCTTGTAGATGTCCGGTCCTATCCCCGCGTCAAAATCCCTAAAAGCTTGAAGTTCGTCATGCTGATCAGATATCCATCCCGAAAATCTCGCTTCTATCTGCGAGTAATCTCCGCGCGCAAGCCAATGGCTATGCTTAGCTTTAAAAGATGGACGTACAAGGTCTGAAGCCAAAACAATAGGTGGTCCAAATTTAGCTTCCGCTTCTTGCGCTGCCATACCATTGACGATATCCGCGATAGCTTGGTCAATATCGAGGTCCTTAATACCACCACCTCGGCTCAAATTTTGCACCTGTAGGCCACGAGCACTATTAGAAACAATTACACCTTCGCATTGAAAACGATTATGAGGCCCAGCATTTATGATATCGTAGGTGTTAATCATTGTTCTGCTTCGACAATTTAGCTTCACGTTTTGCGGTGAAAGTTGCTATTCTTTTTTCTATAGTTTCTTTAGACTGCTTTTTACCGACATTTATACGTCTAGCTTTTCTGGTGTTAGATATTTTAATAGCCTGAGCACGGGGCATTGGTTTACCATAATTTACGTTATTTTCACCTGTTTTAGACTTCCTCATTTTATCTATAGTTTCAGATGAATGTTTCTTACCAAACAAAGGATGATTAGAACCTGACTTAGCTATAGATAACTTAGAAAGAGTTTCTTCAGAATGTTTCATACCGTAATAAGGATTATTAGCCCCCGCACGATTTTAGAGAGATTTTTTATAGTTTCTTCCGAATGCTTAAATCCTATTGTGCCATCGCCACCGTCTGTAAGATTAGCTAAGGTGCCCTCTCCGGTATCAAAACGACCATATATCTTGATTTGGTCTATTTCAAGATTATTAGCTTCTTCGTTTGTTAAATCTTTATATATTGTAATACTACGAAATTCGCTATTTTTGGTATTATACCAACTTTGTAAAAGTTTATTTTTATGCTTACCTTTTCGTAATTCAGGTATATGTGAGTTAACTCTAGAACCACAACCTCTTCCTACATAACATACTTCCTCTTCTTTTGTCTCTTTATAAGTCCGGATTAAATGATATACATAAAAATCACGACGATCTTCATTTTTTATATTAGCCATATTAAAATCCAGAGTATAAATCAAAATTTTTGGAAATAGCTTCGCCAAAAGAAACTTTTGTATCGTCGTCAATATAAACTATATGGTCTGTGGTAGCTGTTAGACCTTTATACGTAACAACATCTTTAATACCGCTAAATACAACCCCTTCATGCTCAACCCAACCATCTCCATCCCAAACTTTATCAAAAAGTCTTACGTCTTCAATAGGTTTAAGACATATGTCACCGTCCAGTTCTTTTACTGTAATTAATGAGCCTTCTGCTAAACACGCACGTTTAGTAGCGGGAGCGCCACAATACATAATAGAACCACGTGCTCGATCATCTTTATTCCTGCGAGCAATTGCCGATTTGTATTTACCTGCGGAGGATTTACCGCCATTCTTACGTAGAAGGAGAACTTCTTTAATGGGGTCAGGCAGTTTACCTTCTAGAATAGCGTCGTCAATAAGACTAGGGTCACCACCATTGGCTTTTAGCTCGTCTTCGAACTTCTTATCTTTATCTAGAAGTTCTTTGATAGTATTTTTTCCAAAATCATTTAAATCGTAATCAAATGTCTCTAACCAGTCCTTCATACGTTTGGTTTGCGTAACTTTTGTAACACGTCCGTTGGTTATTACATTAAGTTTCTTATTGACCTCATCTTCGGCTTCCGCGACAAACTGCACCATCCGTTCCACAAAAGGACCATCTAGCTGAATACCACGCGCATTCATGCGTTCAGTTGCAATCCAGATATCGCGTTCTTTACGGGAAAGTTCAGGAAGCCTATCGTCAATCGAACACTCAACTTCTACGTCCACCTCACAGTACGCGGCGAGACGTAGAACCTTAATCGGGTCTTCTTCCCAGATAAGTGTACCGTCTTCCAGAATCTTCTTAGGGTAGCACATCTCCTTCATGATAGCCGCGCCCTCTTTGTCTTTACCAACGGTAAGACGCAGAGCAACAGCCGCACCATCAAGAGCACGGGGAAGACCATTGGCGGCGGCACGCGCAGCGGTACAGGTCCAACGGTAGCGATCAGCCATGACCTTCAGACATTCGGCCGGTAAGATCTTCTGGCGACGGGCTACCACCTGAAACATCGGATATTCCATACCCATCGCATTGTGCGCCGCAAATATGGTACGTGGATTCATGATGGCCGCAATGAAATCTTCCGGAGCTTCTTCACCCCAGATGACAAACCATGTTTTAATAGGACCGTGGTTTAGTCTGTAGCTGCAAACAAGAATCTCCGTTACCGGATTTTCGACATATCTGAATATACCCTCTTTCGGTAGGTCAGTGGTGCTACGGCTTTCAAGATCGATATGTAGAATATCGTAATTAGGTGTAAGTGCTGTTGTATTAAGTAACATCCGGCAAGCGCTCAAAAATAGTTACCACTCGGAACCTATGATTAGTAGACTTGATCATGCCAATCACAGCTACAATCTTCCAATGTTTTTTAGTGTACATAGGCAAAACTTGGTCTAGCCAAACTACGTGCGTGCCCGGAAGAACACGGGTTAAAGCTTTCATCACCACATTGCGTTTTATCATCGTAGTTTGGTAATGATCGCAGTCTTCAATAGAGTAAGGAGGATCGGCTAATATAAGGTCATAGAATTCAAGAGGCACATTGAGAAGGCTTTGTGCATCATCAACGTAAGTAGCTTCTCGATTAGGATTGATATCGACAGTGTCGCCCGGTATAGCAGATAGATCTACCTTCCCGCTGAACAAATGCAAAGGGGCTACTTTTTCAGGAAACAAAGCTTTGATTCTTTTTAGGTACCCGTGAGGATAACCACCATAGTACCCTGATTTTACAGTGTAGTTTTGGCCCATAATCCACGAGCCTACAATTCTATTATCTTCGCCGACAAATAGAGAGCGCGGGTATTTCGTTTCGGCCACATAGTTGTCTATACGATCTTGGAGTGTTAGATCAGTCATTATATCAGTCCCAATTCGTACTTGTATGTGTAACGAGATGATAATCTACGTGGCGTTCGTCGCTGTTTCTGCATTTGTCGCAAAAACGCATATGGTAGCCTTCAGAGAGAAACGGTTCCCGGCATTCCGACGCCATGCATTTGCGTACAGTAGGTTCACCGTTCTTGTTTCTGCGGGTACGCAACCCATCTAGGTAACGGTAACGGAGCTGTATGTTCTGAGAGCTATGGCCTTTATCGATCTTTTTGGCTATCTCAGTCCAGCGGAAAGACTTTTCATCCCGTAAGGTAATTATTACACTATCGTCTTCGTCTGTGTAATATAGCCCTTGGGTGTATCGATTTGGCAGGCCTTGGGTTTCTCGCTGGGAAACTATAAGGTTTTCGGGGATATCGAGTTCGGAACTTATTTCAGTATCCGATTTGCCTTCAAGGTATAGCGCTTTGATTTGGTCTTTTGCTTGATAGGCTTTGAGTTTGTTCTTAACTAGTTTTTGTAGTTCATTACAGCTTTCAGTCATAAGCAAGTCCTAGTTGTCGATTATTGGCGCCTCTATATCATAACTACTTACGAATGTCAATCTTAGTTTCATTGCTATTGACAAGTAGCAATAAAGTTGGTATAAAGGACGGTGGAAATACAGAATTTCTGTAACGAATATTATTACCGTTTTCGCTCTATTCTAGGCTCGCTTGACAATAGCGTGAGACTGGGTAAAAAAGACGCGAGGCGAATTAGGATGATAGCATATGGGCTTCGCAGACGCAGCAATTCTAGAGAAGGCTAGCCCGAAAGAGCTAGTCAGCCCTAACCTTTCTTCTATTTTCCCCTCCCTCACACGTAAACTCAATAGTCGTACGCGTATAGCGGTAGACCCAGGCAAGGCAGGGGCTATAGCCCTTTTAGAAGGCCCGGATCTAGTTGACGTGAAAGATATGCCGATTCGTATCGAATACGGCGATCTGAAACTCTATTACCGCAACGGTGTCCCTTACGAAAAGCGGGAAGAATTTCGTTTTGTGGATGCTAAAGGTGTCTACGAAATATTTTGGGACTGGTCCAAGAATTATTTCATTGACGAAGCTATTTTTGAGGATGTCACAGTCACTTTTGACGAAAACATGTCGAAACACAGCGCATCAAAATTAGGGCATGGTGCCGGTATAGTAGAAGGCGCTGCGGGGGCGGTAGGGCTCTCTTTCGAAGACAAAAACCTTTACACCGTACAGCCTTCTGTCTGGAAACGCAAATTAGGGGTAACTAAAGACAAAAAGACTTCCTTGGAATACGCCCGAGAACTTTGGCCAAATTTTACTCAAAGTCACTTCAAACTACAGAAGCATAATGATCGGGCAGAAGCCGCGCTCATAGGCTACTATAGGCACCTTACACAAGGTGTGGTAAAGTAATCGCTAGCCGTGCCGTAGTATTAGTAATTTAACACTTTAAATAGGACTTGAACACGCCATGGCTACAAATTCTATCGATAGCGCGGTTACTATGAATACTACGGTTGAAGACGATGAAGTCGAAATACAAACGCTTGTCAATGAAGACGAACTCGAAGAATTCTTCGCTGGCGAACTAGAAGGTGACCCTTTTGACTTTGAAGAGGAGGTTGGAAAGGTTGGTTTTTGGGCCGATGACGCAATGGAAAGCGATTGTGAGTATCAAAACGGCGATGCCGCGTGCAATCCAGTTGGCGTGCGAAGCCTTTTTGTAACGTGGACAGATCGGAAGAACCAAACGGAGGCCCCGGCACGGAAACTCGTGGTCCATGACCCGGTAGATAACCGCTTTGCGGTAGTGAGAGAACGTCATAGCGCTCTAGAGATCGATCAGTTTGTCAGCCTCATTGGCGTGTGCGGCATTCATCCGAACGCCCTTCCTAAGAACATCCATTAATTTTTAAATCATCGGACTGAGCAGCCCTGGCTTGTAGCTGGGGCTGTTTGCTTTGTTACGCGTGGTGACTGTATGGCTAATCCTACTATTATACCCACTCTTATTCCTATGGCCCATCAGGAAGAACTAGCGGAGAAGATGTACCAAGACCGTGCTTATTTTGTTCTTGACGATATGGGGTGTGGCAAGAGTTTAACAGCTATTCGCGCCGCAGACAAAGGCCGGTATCGACGCGGGCTTGTTATTTGCCCCGGTATAGCCCGTGCTGGTTGGGTAGAAGAGTTTAATATAGGGCAAACTATTCCCCGCTTAGTTCAGGCTCTTGAAACCCCTAAAACTATCCCAAACTCCGATGTCATTGTAATGTCTTACAATGCAGCACGCAATATAAAAGTACTCAAGTGGATTCTAGATCAGGAGTGGGATTTTCTTATTATTGACGAAGCTCATTCGCTTAAAAACCCTAATGCTAAGCAAACCCGTGCGATCTACGGGGCTAATTGTAACGGTAAGTTCGGTATAGCTTCCAAGTGCAAACACGTCTGGCTTCTAAGTGGAACCATTATGCCTAATGACCCGAGTGAACTTTGGTCACACTGTGCGGCTTTGTTTCCCGACATCGTTAAAGAACTAACGTATAGCAAGTGGATCGATCGGTACTGTACTAAAGCTTTTAAATCCGAACGCGTGGTGGGGCCTAATACTAAAAACATTAAAGAGTTGACTACTTTAATAAAACCCCACGCTACACGCCGAACTAAAGAACAGGTTCTTAAGAACTTACCTCCTCTTACTTGGGCGCAGACTTATGTTTCCCCCGATAAACTTCCGCCTAGAAGTGATGAAATTCGCGAAGTTGAAAGGGTTCTAGAAGGCGCCCTGGCTAAAGTAGAAGGTGATACATCCTTTACGGCCTTAGAAGCTATAAAATCTCTGGATAAAATGCATATCGCGTCCTATCGAAAATGGACTGGAATTGCAAAGGCTCCTTTGGTGGCAGAGTTTGTCAATTACGAGATAGCAAATAGCAATGAAAAAATTGTTGTATTTGCTTATCACTTAGAAGTCATTCAGTATTTATCGGAACATATAAAAAATAGCGTTGCTCTTAGTGGTAAGACCCCTATGAATGTTCGTCAGCGATATATTGACGGCTTTCGTGGGCGCCTTTCAGATTTTAATCCTAGGGTACTAATAGCGAATTTAGACATCTGCGCGACAGCTCTTACGTTAACCAGTTCTAACAATGTGATATTTTGTGAAGTTTCATGGACTCCCAAGGATGTCCAGCAGGCAGCAGCCCGGTGCCATCGTAATGGGCAAACTAAACCTGTACTTGCACGGATATTTTCGTTACAAGGAACGGTTGATGCACGTATAGAAAAAGTACTTACGCGAAAAATAAAAAGTATTAAAAGTTTTGACGACGATATAACGGACTAAATAAATGGCTAAAGACAGAAAATTTTATGTTTACCAAATACTACGTAGGTATAATACATCCGGAGTAGAAGAAATAGTCTACATAGGAAGAGGCGAAGGTTACAGGATTAATTACCATATACGAGAGCTAAAGAAGCAAAGACACGTAAATAGTTTGCTTCAATCTTGGTACGATACGAATGACAGTTCTTGGTCCGTACATAAAGTTTATAAAGACCTGACAAATGAGGAGGCTAATCAATTAGAAGTGGACCTTATTTTGGCGTACGGTCGTTTCGATTTGGGTGAAGGAACTTTAGCTAACCTTACGGATGGCGGGGAGGGAATGCTAGGACATAAGCATACGGATGAAACTAAAGCAAAACTTAGTACAGCTAGAATGGGTCCAAACAATCCCATGTTTGGTAAACCCTCCTACAATAGAGGGAGAAAACATACTCCGGAATCCCTTACAAAAATGCGTATCGCTCACCAGGGTAAATCTCATACCTCGGAAGCTAAGGCTAAAATATCAGCGTCTACGAAAAATAAACCTAAATCTATGGAAACGCGTAAGAAAATGTCCGAAAGACAACTTGGACCCAAAAATCATATGTTTGGTATGTCTGGCGAAAAACATCATAATTTTGGTAAAAAACTTTCTCCCGAATCTATAGCTAAACGCCAAGCTACCCGCGCCGCTAATCGTCTTCTCAAACAAGCCATAGAAAATTGATCCAAGATTTTAATGATGCTATTACACAATGAGAACAATTTACATCTCTTGACAAACCCAAGTATTTAAAGTAACAACGACTTTCTAATCAACCCGTCTATTACCGAACGAGAATGACCTATGGAAATTAAGTTTCACCTCTACTCCAAGCAAGACGCGGATAAGGCTCTTTCCGCTATCACCGCCCTGCGGCCCCTGTTGATTGATATCGAAGAGCTAGAAAAGCTTCAGCCTTTTGATTGTACCTACGTGCAGGGGAACGATGCTACGCAAAACGCACAGATTCTTACCGTTGAAGAGCCGGTTGTTACCAACGGCACCTTTAGCAAGGAAGATGCAGCGGCTGCGATGGCCTCTCTGGCAGCGGAAGCTACGAAGCGTAAGCGCCGGACAAAGGCGGAAATCGAAGCCGAGAAGGCTAAGGAAGCGGTAGCGGCCGAGGTCGTTACCGAAAATACTGATAATTCCGACCTCATGGCCAGTCTAACCGCTCAGGCAGAAGAACCTGAAAACCTTGTTGATACCATTGAGGAAGCGGTCGAAGAGATCGTGGAGACGGTGGATGAGGGTCTTGACGATCTGATGGCGGCATTTGGTCTGACGGAAGAAGAGCCGGGTGAGCCCGCTGAATATGCTGATAAGTCAGACGACGAGCTACGTAAGATGGTCGTTGCGCGTATTAAAGAACCGTCTTATGGCGCGAAGTGGTTGACAGATATCATGGTGCCCCGTGGTATTAAGAAGCCAAGCGATCTGACCCGAGCGGATCTGGTCTTCGCCTTGCAGCAGCCCGGTAACTAATCTGCTTAATGTTGGATAGAATCGTCAGTAACGGGCTTTATGCGGGTTCTATCCAACATTACTATTTCACCCAAGAACAGACTTGACAAACCCGAGTATTCATAGTAAAGGGTTGAATACTGACTGATTAGGATTCCTCGAATGATTGAAAATGTTGACTGGTTCGAGGAATACTTTCCCGAAGAAATCGAAAAACCGATATTAGAAGGGCCAAGTCATAAGGAGCGTGAGCACGTAGAATGTTCGGCTTCTGTAACTGAACGCTTCTGGAACTGTCCAGGATCAATAGCGTTAGCCCAAAAGTCCGGTAACGCGAATAAGGCAAACTCGGCGGCCGAAAGAGGCACAGCAGCTCACGAAGTAGGCGAGATATGCCTAAGATCCGGTGAGGATGCTTTTGACCATATCGGATCAGTCCACAACGGTATAGAGATAGACGAAAAGATCTGTGAAGGCGTAAATCTCTATCTTGAGACTGTTCGTCCTTATATGACGATCGAATGGGAATACAAGATAGAAGAAAGGGTTTCGCTAGATCTTCTAAACCCTCCCGTACCAATGGCCGGTACCGCTGATTTTACCGCCTATAACAGAGCAACCAAAACTCTTGTTTGTATTGACTATAAAAACGGCGTTGTTCCTGTTGATATTCGCGGGCATAAACCGACCCGATATTATTGTTTGGGGGCTTATTACGCGCTTCCTATCGGCTACGATGTAGAAACCGTAGTGATGATCATCGTGCAGCCTAATGCTCTCTACGGGCAAGCGGTTAAGCAAGAGACCATCAGCTTTCTGGATCTTATAGAGTGGGGTTTCGAACTTATTGAGCGCGCCCGCGCTACCCAACTTCCCAACGCTACTATAGCGGCCGGAGACTGGTGCAAATACTGCCCCGCTAAAGGGATGTGCCCTATTAGGGCTGAGCGTAGACTATCAGAAGCTCAGTTGGCGTTTTCTGACATCGTGGAGAACCCTACCTATAATGTTGTTACCGCTTGCGCGACTAATCTTACGGTTCTTACGCGCGAGCAAATGGCTAGGATCTACATAGCTAAAGATGAGATCATAAAGTTTCTTAAGGACGTTGAAGAGGCGCTTATCCAAGATTGGCGCCACGGCGAAGAGCCTTATGGTTTGAAAATGGTGGAAAGTGAGGGAACCCGCGCTTGGGATAAGAACCTCACAGAAGCCCAGATTAAGGACGCCTTGAAGGTTCTCCCGTTGAAGGAAGAAGACCTCTATACGAAACCTAAACTGGTCTCACCAACACAAGTTGCATCGGCTTTCTGGTCTCTTAAAAAGGGCCAGAAAGGGGTGAAAAAGAAAGACGTAGAAGTAGAGTTTGCGGAATTAACCAAAGACTTTGTGAAACGTCCTAAAGGTCAAAAGCTGGTACCAGCCACAGACCGTAGAGAAAGCTTAGTGGTAGAAGCTTTTGAAGCATTAGAAGAACTACCACACACTGACTGATCTGACTATATTGACAACTACGAAAGACTACAAACATGGCTTTAAAGACCCCAATTGGAACTGTTGCTTTCCCGGTGCTGGCTAATCCCCGTGCGGCAAAGAATTCCAATAACCCTGAAAATCTTTTCTATTCTGTGACGCTTCTCTTTACCGAGGAAGCCACGAAGTCTGCCGAATTCAAGGCACTTCAGGCGGCTCTCATTAACGAGTGCGTTGAGAAGCTTGGCCGCGAGAAGACCCAGCTTCTGATGAAGGATGGCAAGATTAAAACCGGCATCCGCTATGATGTCGAATCGAGCGGCTTTCCTACCGAGTATAAGTGCTTCGTTCGTATGAAGAGCAAGAACAAGCCCGGTCTGGTTGATCGCTTTGCGGACCCCAAGACGGGTAAGCCGATTGCGATTACGGACGTTGCTGACATCTACGCCGGTTCTCAGGCCCGCGCTATGGTCAGCCTGAAGTATTGGGAAGTTGATGGTGGCCGCTCGGTCACTTGGTATCTCAACCATCTTCAGAAGACTGGCGAAGGTGAGCGTATTGATGGCCGCGTTGCGGCTGAAGATGCGTTCGACGCTCTTGAGGAAGCGAAGGAAGTTGACATCTCTTCGTTTGGTGGTAGTAATCTGAATAAGGCTGCACAGGTGCAGTCTGATGAGGATGAACTGGCCGCTCTACTCGGCGGTGCTAGCTAAGTAACAAACCCCTCTCGTAATGAGAGGGGTTTCCTTTAAGGGTTGAGAGACATGACCGTTATAGCTAAATTTACTGTTTCCGCTGTTGTTCCTTCCACGGATGGCAAATTTCACGCGGTGTATATGTATCCTGTTTACCATCAAGGTAATCCCGATCATCCTAATTATAAATATTGGGAAGCTACGCCATCGGGTCAGATTATGATGAACATTAGTAATACAGAGGCTGTTGGGTATTTAGCAAACCGTCCATACCATGCATTAACACGTTGAGGGCTATTTAATGACTGACGAAACAGAATCGCCCGGTGTTGGGCATAATTCCGGCGTGGCCGTTGCCGCAGACCGTCTACGCAGCATTATTGAACGGGTTGAGCGGTTAGAAGAAGAACGTAAAGCCCTTGGTAGTGATATTAAGGACATTTACGTAGAGGCCAAATCTAGCGGCTTTGAAATTAAGGTTCTGAAGATGCTCATCCGTTTGCGTAAGCAAGATCCGAATGAGATGGAAGAACTAGAAGCCCTGCTTGATGTTTATCGCAATGCCTTGGGTGAATAACCATGTACCCTATAGTGTTTGTCCAGCTAACCAATGTTTACCACGGTGACCGAACACAAGTTCGAATCGATCAGATAAACGAAATCTCGGAAGATCGTCGCGACCATACTTGCTGGCTCCGTGTCAGCTACATGAACTATAAAGTGCATGTGAGCGAAACTATGGATGAAGTGAACGAGGCTATGGCACAGGCTTGGAAACAAGCGGGGCTCAAAACTAATATTGATTTCGTTCCGGAGTCAGAGCCATGTGCGTGACTTCGGTTATTCACGATTATGGCGCTAAACTTCCTCTCGACAGTTGGACGCCACCTACGTTTGATTATTTTAAGCTATTGATCGAACAGGCTAAGTATTTTGACAGTATCGCTAAACAACCGCATTGTGAAGACCCTGAAAAAGTGGCGTCTTTAGCGAGTATTGAAGAATATCTTAAAAGTCTAGAAACTAAAATTGATACTTTGAAAGATCAAGTGGCAAAACTTGAAGTAAAAGTAAATCCTGATTACGGTGTTATCAAACAACTTCTTATTAGCAGCGACGTGGCTACGGAGACCCAAGATGACTTACATTGAATTTACAGCGGCAGAAGTCGATAACGCTTGGAATCAAGGCTACGAGGGGTTTTTAGAGGGTGAGTTTCGCGACGAGAACCCGTACGAAGAAGACAGCGAGTTTCCCATGTACAAGGCTTGGGATGAAGGCTATCTGACCGCTTCCGAAAGCGCATCCGAAGATTTCTGGCACTGCGAGTGCGACGAATGCACCTGTGGGAGTAAGGACGATGAATGAGAAAGAAGCCTTCATTGACGGTAAAGAGCACGGGCTAATAGACTGCTACAACAATCCCTACAATCTTACCAATGTTCCGGATCTTTGGCAGGCTTGGGAAGATGGCTACGATGAGGGGCAGAAACTTTTCTGGCGCAGCGAAATACCTCTTGCAAGCTAATAACGACTAGGCTATAAGACCCTGGTAGCCGAAAGGTTGCCGGGGTTCGTACCGACGTGTCCCCGAACTTACCGCCTCTGTTACCCGTTTCAGCCGACGCGGAATGACAGAGGCGGTATCTTTTTGAACGGAGGATTGCCATGGATCTATCGCGCGCAGAAGACATCATTAAATCCATTGGTTGTGGCTTTTATGATATCGTTGAGTCTTACGACATGTTCTTTGAAGGGTTAGCTCATCTTCGCCGCATTGACCCCGCCATTGACGATTTCGATATATTTATCCACGGTGGGGATGAGGGGCCTTTCTTCTCCATAGGCGATTACAATTTTACCGTACAGAAGATGACGGAAGACGATTTCCTTTACATGCTTCAACGCTATTGGCACCCCACAAAGGACGCATTTGGCCACACCGCCTGGGCTTGGGACGGTGGAATGTGAGTTACGAAACACCTAAAGAAAACTTATGGTTGTTTTCGGCACGCGAATGCTTTCAGGACTATTACGGTCTTGATTACGAGCAAGCGAAGTTTGCGTCGGGGGCGCTTTTAGCGCGAGGTGATATGGACAAGTATCCTCACGGCTATCTAGCTGTCATGGCCCATATGGACAGTGATGAACCACCCTTCGAAGCGCCCGAGACCGATCATATTGCCGAACAACCCCTAATGCCCTGTTAAAGGAGCGACGATCATGCGCTGGTTTACGAAATCTATAGCAATTCCAGAATCGAACGAAACTAAACAAGTCGATTCTATCCAATTGTGGGAAGTGCGTTGGACTTCAAGATACGGCTCTTTTAATTCAGACACAAGAAAAGAGATGGAAGCTTTTCCTACGGAAAAAGAAGCTAGGGACTTCGCCATGGCTCTTCGCAACGCTTTTCGTCTTATAAAACATACGAGTGGAAACGGTGTAACTGTGAATAAGGCGCGTTAAGATGACCAAAGGACGGATTCTTATTACGTGGTTGTATGATACATACGATTGCGAAACTTGCGGTTCCGACTGGGCTGAAGGCGCCATAGTGCATATAGATGGCGAAGAGATTCTACACCTGCAACCTATAGCGCATTGCTATGATGGTGTGACGTACACGCGGGGACAAGTTTATCAGAAGATTCTTGACCATCTCGGTTACGTTGTAGAGGAAGTGGACTAATGGCTGAGTGGATTCCGCAGAATGTAGCTGAGAATAAGACGAGACGGTAAGACTAAGCGGGCGTGGTGAAATGAAGACACAAAAGACTTAAAATCTTTCGGCCAGTAGGCCATGCGGGTTCGAATCCCGCCGCCCGCACCAAAATTAACATCTTGACATCTCCTTCTGTGAGTTATACATTCTGTTTCAGAAAACGGATTATAACTCACAGAAGGAGATTTTTATGTTTAGGACGTTTGTATTAGCCAGCGCACTTATTACTGCACCTTTCACTTCCGCTTTTGCGCAGAGCGAGTGCCAGATTTTTGACGGAGCGGTGCGGGGACTTAAAAGCGGTAACCCGGCCGTTATCGACCCGAGCGCCCAGATCCTGCACATGGCATATAGTGATGTCCGAAATATGTTGCGTAATGCGGACAGAGTTCGCGAATCGCGGGGCTGTCCTAGCATTGCTAATGATTCCTTTCTCCCGCAAGACCAGCGATACCGAAACACTCTGAATTCTATCTACAGGGTATGCTCAGGCAATCCCGAGGGTAATTTTGAGCAGGTTGCGCTGTATATGTATCAGACAGACGCCGCTATCGCTTCAACTGGATATGGTCAACCGCAGGGGTGCAATTAACATGAGCTACCGGAACAATCGTCCTGACTACGTTCAAAGCTGGTTCGCGATGGAGTGGTTTCTACTGCTCCTTAAGATCTTCAGCTATACGGCGGCTATCTGCTCCGTGCTTGTTTGCTTCGTGTTGGTTTCAATGTTTCCGGATTACGGCGCACAAATCATCCTAGGCTACGGTGGTCTAGTCATTGTGGTTGCGGTCATCGCTTTTATCTATGGACTGGCGAAGTTCTTCAAGCGCCGTCCGACCTATGACCCGTCTACAGATAATGAGACCTCGGCTTACCGTTGGGACGCCATGCACGGTGGTCCGGTACGCGACGAGCGCTACACCTATACCCCGATTGTCCCGCAGCGGCGGGAACCGATTGCACCCCGATATGATTGGAGAGAGTAAAAGAAAAGGCCCGTCAGTTTTGACGGGCCTTTTTCGTTAGAAGACTTCAAAGTTACGTTGAGGTCTTGGGCTTAGGATAAGTTCAAAATTCTGAGCAGGGCCATGCTGCTCGGTTACACACAGAAGCCACTGTTTAGCGCTGTCCGGCGCTGCACGTATAACCTGAGCATATTCGTTGTAACCAGCCAGTGACCCGTTAGCAAAGCCATGCTGCAACTTAAGACTGGTGTGTAAATGCCCTGTCAGAATGCAATCAATTTTTTGACCAGACAGCATATAGTTCTGAAGAAGCTTTTGATGTCCCCGTGCGATAGTAGCGGCAGGGCCTACAAATCCAGCACCGCCCCGGCTACCCATGCGGTCACCGTGAGAAAGCAAGAAATTCCAACCCAGCACACTAAAGAAGGCATCACCGGAATCCGGGGTTTGAAAGGTGACATTTGGATCATCTTCAAAACTAGAAGCTAGCCACCAGCTAAGCATAGACTCGTAAGAGAAATCCACATAACTCTTGGCTCTAGATTTTATGGTGGTCCGTCCGTGGTTACCGGGGATAGACACCACATGCACTCGTCCAAAAGCCTGCTTGAGCCGTTTAATACCCTCACGCTCATGGGCTAGTAAAGCACGGCAAGCCGGAATAGCGGACAGGTCGTTCGTATCCGCTAGCTCTTCATGTATCTGACCGGATATAGCGTCACCACCCCGAAGGTAGAAGACGCCTGGAACTTCATGAGACCCCGTATGATTGTTCACTAAATCAATAGTCTTTGTAATCATTGTGGAATACCGCTCAGCAAAAATATGCTGGTTGTATTCGTTTAGACCATCTATTTCTTGCGGTCGAATAACTTCACCGAACTGAAAATCAGACGTAAAGAGAATCGGAACCATAGGTCCGGAAGCCACTTTTTTCTTGGTATTTAGCCATGTTGTTCGCGGAAGCTCGGCATTTTTAAGAGTTTTGTAGATATCTCGTTCATCTTCCGCCGCTAAAACCGCTTCTTCTGCTTGCTTTACACGGTCTCGTAAACCCGCAATAATGAGGTCTTTACGGCGAATTTCTAAATCGAAACGCGAAGGCTTGATATCTTCAATAACATCAGGTTTTACGGGTTCTGGGCGCTGCGGTACAAAAGACAAATCACCGTTCAAAAAATGTGGGTAATTATCTTCAAGTTCCTTAACACGGCGGCGCATAGTGTCTCGGGTGACCTCAGCCGCGTTAGCCATCTCCGCAAGATTACCATCGTATTCTAGGTGAAGAACAGCGGCTTCCTGTAAAGTTCCGAGTGAAAAACTACGATGTTGAGCCATTTTATAGTCTCCAAAAGAAAACCCGCCCATATGCGCTTCCAAGGAGAGGCGGGGCGGGTGTGTTAGGCCAGAATATATGAGGTCTTAGCGGCCGGTAACGGTCGGAACCATAGCCTGCTTGTCAGCCTTATAGTCTGTAATAGCCTTCTGGATATACGGCCAAGCCTGCACAACAACCGGCTCTAGTTCGGTCAGTAGAGTCTCAGTCGTGCTGATGAAACCCTTGTACTGCGGCAGAATCGTCAGGAGCACGCTAGCACCGGCAGCGATATAGCCAAGAGCGGAATGCGTGGTACCCAGAGTGGTCACCTGGGAAGCGACAGCAGTAGCGATAAGGCCAATGACACCAACAAGGGAGCTACCCTCCTTGGCGCGGTTCTTGATAAAAGTAAGCATACGTTATTAATCCTAGATTGAAATAAAAGCGCTTTTGTTCGGTTAACATCCACCTTAATCCTGTTCGGAACTAAGGATTGCCCATTACTTACGCGGTGAGCGGGGTTCTCGTTTCAGCGTTCGGACTAAGCCCGAACTCCACGACCGGAGTGCTCCCCCGGTTTTTAATGTTAGTCTCCGTAGTGACGACAAACTAAGACGCTTGGTTTTTACGTCCTTTTCTGTCAACGGTTCTGTATCTAGAACAAACAACCATTACTACCAAATAACGGCTTTGTCAAGTCTTATTAGCAACGGCGGTAATGTAGGGCGCTGCATCGGTCAGGAGTTGCAACAAACTGGCTAAAGCCGTATTTTGATCACTACCTGAAATGGCTGTTTCTACCGTAGTTATTCCCGTTGATATAGCACCGACGATATCACCCGTAGCGACTTCTAAAGCTACTTCAGCTACACCCTTGACAATCCCAAATATTTCGGTAAGAGCTGCGTTACTTAGACTGATGGAAGCAACGTCTTTTTCGAGTGATGTAAAGGTGGAGCAGCCCCCGAGGGCCAAAAGACCCGTGAGGACTGCTAAATCACGCCTGTGCATTAGCCGCCTTTAACAGCCGCAGCAACCGCTGCTTCCTGGGCAACGATCTGAGCGACCAGCGCTTCAATCGTAGCGGCATCCGCAGAGGCGTCAGTAACCAGCGGCGTCAGTTCGGCCACGATAGGATCAGCAACCCCTTCAGCCTTGGTAATAGCCGCAGCATACTGAGGATAAGCCAGTTCGGCCGCAGCCGCCACAACCTTCAGGTTATTATAGGCTAAGATGGCTTTCTGGGCGTCCGCCTGGGCTGTGGCGAGATCCGCCGTAACGGTAGTGGAAGTACCCGCGCAAGCGGAAAGAATAAGGGTACCGCCAAGAAGAATGGAGGCAAGAAAGATATTACGCATGAAGTATAGTCCTGTATTGATATTAAACCGTGCCCGGTTCGACGGTTCCGTTAAGAACCATGTACTGTAGCCGGACGGCACGTTGCCCGACCTGAGTAAACCACCGTGAATCCTGCATTTCGGCAGCGGCGGTAGTCCAATCTCCTGCCTGCATGGCAGCGAGAAATTTTGGAAATCCTGATAGTCCAGCGGACCCAAGGTTAAATACCATGTTTAAGAGAACGCGCTGGCGAACCTGATCCAGATTACGCCACCAAGGCCAGTGCAAGTCGAGAGATGATTCACAGCCGTTAAGATCATTTTGGAACAGGGCATCGATAGTATATTGCGTCTGCGCAATGCTCATATTATGGCCTATTCCAATCGTCCAGTTGCCCGTGGTGTCTTTGTACATGACACTTCGCGAGCCCTCGTCACGGATCAATTCGGCCTCAAGAGCTGTTTTATCGTAGGTGTCTTTAGAAACAAAAGCAGTGGTCATTACATTAATCAATCAAGTATAGGCGAATCATACTTGACAGTATATACTAAATATGCTATGTGTCCTATAGCTAAATAGTAAAAGTTTTATTTCAATATGGCTACAAACTCCGAACTTGCAGAAATCGTTCGTCAATGGACGCCTGAGAGTTATGTCACCTACTACAATTGGCTCCATGCGGCCGAGAACCCAAATACCGTTATTACGTTTCCGGATCATTTATATCCTTTGGTTCTTGCCCTGTGTGATACACGAATTCAGAAGTTGATGCTGCAAGTAGGACCAGGCTCATCCAAAAGTACAAGCATTAGTCAGGTATATCCTTCGTGGCTTTTAGGGCATGATCCTACGGCTACAATCATGACTATTTCAGGTGCAGAAGCACTTGCACAGTCCTTTGTTTCCAGCGTTATGAACGCTGTCGAGTATAACACGGCTTTTAGGCAAAGTTTCCCTAATGTAAAACCGGATAAACCCGCTGGTTGGAGTCTGGGTAGGGGTATGTTCGTAACAGGATATCTAAAATCTCAGCCCGATGCGTCATATAATGCGTTCGGCCTTAGCAGCAAAGCTCTCACAGGCCAGCATGCAAAAACTATTATCCTTGATGACTTGCACGATTCAGACAATAGTGCAACGATGGAGCAATGCGAAAAAGTATTTAATAAGTACACGACGCAGCTGGTAGGACGTGCTGACCCTGCGGGCGCGAGATTTATTCTGGCGGGGCGTCGTTGGAGTACCAATGACCTGTACGGAAAACTAGAAAGAGGTGGCGACTGGGTAACACTTCGGCTACCCGCAGAACGCCCTAATAGCACATGGCTGTACCATGATGTTTATGTGCCAGATTTTACCTTCGATGGTAAACCTTTCGATTGCGTTTTTACGGATGGTCATTGCTTATTAGGCGACGGCACTATGTACAAGGTTCATGAAGGACGTTTACCCCCTAAAGCCGTCCTAGATAAAACCAAAATGCCGATGTCTCATATTCGTTGGCCTTACGGTAAAGATCCCAAAGGCCAAGGTTTTTTCTGGCCCGCATCGGAGCCCAAAAGGCGCGAATATTTTACAAGCAAGCTACTGAACCCGCTCGCTACACGAGCCGTCTACCAGTGCGACCCCAGAGCGTCCGAAGTTTCGATCTTCACACGCGAGGATTTTACAACTTTATTTGAAGCTCCTGAAGATCTGGCGGAAGGGCCTAATAACTCCCTAGACGTTCGCATGATGTGCAAAGAAGCTTCAGTGATAGTCCAAGCTTGGGATACGGCGTTTTCAGCTTCTTCTTCGTCCGATTACACTGTGTGCGTAACCGCTCTTTTGCTTTATAGTGACAGTTACCGAAACGGCGAAGACCCGGCAGTTTTCGGACCTTGTGAACCCTATTACATTGTTCGTATTCTAGACATCAAACGACAAAAACTAAATTTTGCCGAAGTTACGCGTGAGATCAAAAGCGAGTACCTTAAATGGGGTGCTCATGCTGTTGTCATTGAGAATAAAGCGTACGCGGTCGGTGCCATTGAACTTCTTCGAAATAGCGGCATCCCGATTGAGGCCGTCACCCCAGATGCGAGCAAGCGCATCCGTGCTATTGAAGGTTTGGGAGCGGGTTCGGCACAAGGGTGGTTCCGTCAGAAACGCGTAGAATTACCTCATGAAGCTGAATGGCTAGAACCGTTTATCGAAGAAATGTGCGCCTTTTCTGGTGAAGTTGGCGGCAGAGATGACCAAGTTGACGCTGTCATCCATCTAGTTCGTTACGCTATTACCTCGGGTTCAGGCGGCGCTTTGCCGAGTGGTTGGAGTACACCTGAAGAAGTCAATGCTCGTATGAGCCCCGAAAATGCTTTAGGAGTGGCACTATCCGAAAATGTCATCAATCCTTTTGGTGATATGTGCATGCATTGCGCTTTCTTCGATACTCCAACAAGTTTCTGCAACAAACACAGGCAACCCACTGTAGCTATAGGCACTTGCCCGGATCATCGTGTATCCTCTGAAACCCCCAAGGGTGATGTGTACCCTAACCTTGCTGGACTGAGAATCTTTTAATGCCTGAAGAAAAAATTAAAAAGACCCGCACTCGCAAAGCTAAGCCAGCGGTTAATGTCGAAATTTACAAACCTTTTGACACTAGCGGTATAATCTTACCTGACGAAGAAGCCCTTGTAGACCAAACCGTCGATATTACAAATATTGAGAGCTACAATCCCAACGAAGGTGAGGCGGACTGGGGTGGCTATATACCCTCGCTAGAAACCCTAGGGCTAGGCCCTGTGGCTCTTCAGTCTCGGGATGCTAAGTCCTACGCGGATATTTTCATGAAGGGTCTAGAACACGGTGAAACAGCCGCAGGCTTCGCTGATTCTTTGGCTAAGGCTAATTCACGGGTATCTGGTGCTCCTGATCTTCAGCCGTATGGCAAGATCAGCCTTATGCCTCAGACCTATACCGATGGTATTCTACAGTGGTCTGGCATTCAGCCCGAAATGCTGCTTAAGATCGCGACGGATCATCTGGTTGTTAAGGCAGTCGTGCAGCAGCGTATTGCGGACGTTCTACGATACGCAAACTATGCTACCCATCCGTGGAAACCGGGTTGGAAAATTGAAATGCGCGAAGGTGCCGATAGCCCAACAGACCAAGATAAGCAAGAAATAAAGGATATGGCGCAATTCATTATGAATTGCGCTGATGGGATACGCGATGCGCGCGAGCGTGACGCAAGGCATTATAGGCCATTCCGGAACTTCTTGGCGGCTGTTGTACGTGACCGTATGCGATACGATTTTGTGTCTGTTTGGACGGATACAGATTCCTCGGGTAAAGTGCGTGGGTTCAAGGCCATGCCTGCGGATCGTATTCGTTATACAGTGCGTGAAGGTTTCCGAGGTGACCCAAATATCTTCGCCGTAGCACTGGATGACGGCGGCCGAGTTATGCAGGCGTTTAGCCGTCGCGAACTCTTTACTGTCGTGTACAACGAGCGTACCGATGTTGATGTCATGGGTTATGGGTATTCCGAAACCGAAATGACATGGCGTATCATACAAGCGTTCACCGATGCGTTTGAAATGAATTCGGACGTGTTCAACAAGAACGCTATCCCTAATGGTATTCTGAAAGCTACAGGGTACAACAATAAGCAGTTGGACGTTCTATCGCAGATCTGGTCCAATTTGAAGCGGGGTACCAGTAAGCAATGGGCGCTCCCTGCAATGGGTGTCCCGAAAGACGGTGACCTTGATATCCTTGATTTGTCTCGCATGAAAGACAATGACGGGTACTACGAAAACTTCATGAACATGCTGGCGGGTATCTACTGCGCTATTACCGCTTTCCCCGTTGATAGGCTTGGTTACAATACGTCAGGTAAGGGTCCCGATAATAAGCCTGAAAAAGACACGACTTCGGGAACTATCGTTGATATTGCTGATCCGGGCTTAGCACCGCTTCTTAGTTACATTGAAGACTTTATCAACGAATATATTGTCCGGACTCGTAACCCCAAACTGCAATTCCGTTTCCAAGGCAAGAATCCTAAAGAGGATGCACGCGCGTATGAAGCGAAGATGCAGGCAGCAACCTATGGGGAACGCCGCGCATTGTCTGATCTTCCCCCGCTTGAAACCTTGGTAAAAGATAAAGAACACAAAGAATTAGCTGTGTTAATGGCGGCTTGCCCAAGTGATGCAAATATGGCTCCTGTTTGGCAGCAGATGGTAGCAACGTTTATGGCCTCTAAATTGGCCCCCGAAGAACCTGCGGGGGGTGTGACAGTTGCGAAGAAACCGCCCGGCGCTAGGATGAACGAGAAAAAAGATCCCGCTAAGTCCGAAGCCCACGGAGGGACAAGTGGTGTACGACGCGATAGCAAGGCAGAAACAAAGAAATCTTTGCAAACTCTTTATATTTGCCGTCCTATAGATAACGCGGACGACATTATTGAATGGGCCGAGGGACAAGGTATACGAAATATCATAACGGCTAACGATTTACATGTTACTCTGATATATTGTAAAGAACCTGTTGATTGGGAAGCTATGGGTACGGCACCAGATGAAGTGAATGTTAAAGCGTCGAATGATAGGTCCATTTCTTTTCTTGGGGACAAAGGGGCGTATGTTTTAAAATTTAAAAGTAACGACCTAACAAAACGTTGGCATGAGTTGATGAGTCGTGGTTGCCTTAGTGATTATCCGTTTTATACGGCCCATATTACTATTAGCTATCAACCCGGAGAACAGCAAGATTTGTCTTTTGTGACACCGTATACAGGCGCTATTCTTCTAGGCCCTGAAATCTTTAACCCGATAGACGAAGAATGGTATCCATATACAAAAGGCGCATTGGCTTCATTTGGCCGAACACCTGGACACGTCATCCCCGATGACGTGTCCGATGAAGAGGAAGATGACTTAGGGCTTGCTCAGGAGGCCGAGAATAATATCTTTGTTGGTAACGGGTCTCCAAATATGAACAAAGGGACTTGACAAGCCGTTCCTGATTTGCTATAAGAGGAATGCTTAGCGGTAGAACTTAAGCACGTAGTAGACGATTAGCTTGCTGGACCAAATGTTTACCCAGAGTGATCGTCAGAACCCCGATAGGACCCACCCTATCGGGGTTTCCTATTTTAGAGGGTGATTACCGGGGTCTGTCACATGGTAATCTTAAATAGCAGCCACCAAAGGACAGCTAGGGGTGGCATAAGACGGCGGATAACCGACCTACTTAACCTCTATAAGGCTCAAATGAGAGCGGGCGGTGTCGTACGACACCTGAGAGCCCCGGTTCGAAAGGACTGGGGTTTTCTTTTGTAATCTTCGTAAGACATATTTGCCTGATATGTCTTACAGACTTGACAAACTTCTCGTTTTAAAGTAAGAATGATACATCAGCAATTAGAGACTTAAACATGGCTTTTCGCACTGATTACATGGGCGCTGTCCCACATATTTTGTTACACCCTTACAATCAATATCGCAATGGTGAGATTAGACAAGGTGCTCCCGCTAAAATGCTTCGCGAGAAGGGTTTAGCTGTTACGCGCATTGACCCAAAGGAAGTGTCCCCGGCTAATCTGCAATCGCTCAATCCCGATGTCATCGTAATCCCTTCGGTCTTTACAGACGAACGGTTGAATATGATGGCCCGCTACGCGAAGAACTCGCCCGAATCCTTCATCGTTTACGATATTGAAGACGTGCTTTGGGAAATCCCTGCCCATAATCCATCCTATCATACTATCCCCCGAGACATTAAGAAGCGCCTTGCAAAGGCTATGAGTATTGCGCATCGGGTTACAGTGACAACCCAGGTTCTAGCTGATCTTATTGCTAAAGATTTTCGTATCGCGAAGAACAAGATCAAAGTTATACCCAACTGCATTTCTAAATCGTTCCTGAACGCTTGCCAGTCGGTTACGAAAGCCCCGACTGATGGCAAGATGCGCGTGGGTTGGGCGGGCGGAAGTTCACACCAGAAAGATCTCAATCTACTTACGGACGTGGTCAAGGCAACAGCTGATAAGTATCAGTGGGTCTTCATGGGTTTCTACCCCGAAGGTACAGAAGACCTCGTCGAGTTCCACCAAGCCGTGGATTTGGCTGATTACCCACGTGCTCTCGCTCAACTCCAACTTGACGTTGCAGTTGCACCGTTGGAAGACATCAAATTCAACAGCGGTAAGTCAGACCTGCGTATCCTTGAATTCGCGGCGTGCGGCTATGCCGTTGCTGCTTCAGACGTTCCGGCTTTTAAAAATTGTCCTGCTATTAGTATGGTTGATAATAGCGTGGCAAATTGGATTATAGCTTTAGAACATTTCGAAGACCCTATGCTCCGTCATGAATCCGCAGAAATATTGCATTCGTGGCTAAAAGACTTTCGCATGCAGGACAGTGACGATATTATCCAAACCATTATCGATGGTTGGAT